ACTTCTGCTTCTGCTGTTAGGGGTATGTCGTTTAATATTATATTTCTCGATGAATTCGCCTTTATTCCAACTCATATTGCTGATGAGTTTTTTAGCTCTGTTTATCCAACTATATCCTCTGGTAAGTCAACTAAGGTTATAATCATCTCTACCCCTAAGGGTATGAATATGTTTTATAAACTCTGGCATGACGCAGAGTTAAAGAGAAATGAATACGTTACAACAGAGGTGCACTGGTCTGAGGTGCCAGGTAGAGACGCACTATGGCGAGAGCAAACTATTGCCAACACATCCGAAGAGCAGTTTAACCAAGAGTTTGAATGTGAATTCTTAGGATCAGTCAACACACTCATTACGTCAACTAAACTAAAGATCATGACGTATGAGGAGCCTTTAACTAAGAATGCAGGACTGGATATATACGAAGAACCTATAGCAGATAATCAATATGTAATGACTGTTGACGTGGCACGCGGTCTAACTAAGGACTATTCTGCATTCTTAGTGTTTGATACGACCACTATTCCGTATAGAATCGTAGCAAAATACAGGAATAATGTAATTAAACCTATGCTATTTCCTAATGTTATACACCAAGTCGCACTAAGTTACAATCATGCGTACATTATGGCGGAAGTAAATGATATCGGTGGGCAGGTTGCGGACATATTACAGTATGATCTTGAGTATGATAATCTTCTTATGTGTGCTATGCGTGGAAGAGCAGGTCAGGTTGTAGGACAAGGATTCTCTGGTAGTAAGACACAACTAGGAGTCAAGATGAGCACTACAGTCAAGAAGACTGGTTGTTCTAATATGAAAACATTGATTGAAACAGACAAACTAGTATTCCAAGACTATGATATAATAAGTGAGTTAACTACTTTTATACAAAAAGGTCAAGCGTGGGAGGCAGAAGAAGGTTGTAATGATGACCTCGCCATGTGCATAGTTATCTTTAGTTGGTTAGCAACATCTGATTATTTCAGAGAGTTGCATGACAATGACGTTAGAGCACGTCTGTATCAAGAGCAGAAAGAGCAGATTGAAGCAGACATGGCACCCTTTGGTTTCATTGATGATGGAATGAATGAGGAAACCTTCGTTGACAAAGATGGCGATGTATGGCATACTGACGAATACGGTGACCGATCTTACATGTGGGAGTTTCGATGATTTTTATTTCTTGTCCACCAGTGTATACATTACCTGGCACTTGGACAAAGTGTGACGCACTTATACCTCACGCAAACTATGATCCTAACTTTACCTTCCCAATAGCAGTAGCAGTATTTACTGTGCTGTTAGCAGGGTTTGGGGTTTACAAAGGATTCTTTGCTAACAAAGGATTATCAGATCCTTGGGATGATCATGACGACTAATGTATCATAATAACTTTTTTACTGATGAGCAATGGGAATGTATTAGGGTTTGTGTAGCAAACGCACCTATACCTTATGACATCTCTAAGAAAAAAATTCCTGCTTCGATCCTAGATAAGATAGGATATCCTCAGAAAAAGCAAAATAAGGGGATTGAAAAAGTTACTTACGATCTAACACCCTATGGAATTAACGACTGAAATTATCGAAAAAATCCAAGAAGCAATGAGACATACCAAGAAAGATGGCACTCTCAACTGGCAAGATGGTGATGAGATTGAGGTAAATCTAGCAGGGACATTTGCTGCTGACAGATTTATTGTTATCAAAAACAAAACAAAAGATCCAGTAGTATCTGCTGCACCACATCCTTACTTTGATTATGAGAAGAAGGTCTTTACTAAAGATGGTAGAGAAGAGTATATGAAGGAGCAAAAGAAATGATTTTTTTCTCTCTTATACTTTCATTGTTTGCTAATCATTTGCCTGTGATGTATGTGCAAGTGCCTCAGTGGGCAGACGATTGGGCAGTCTGTGCTGTAGATATACCAGACGCTAAGTGTCATTGGTATGTCATGGCACCTGATAATACATTTGGTGAAGGGTTTGATTGGGAAGAGGCACCATGGTTTGATGCCACAGGTCTAAATGACGTTGCACCAATGCAAAAGGAAACCGTAGTACAAAAATTACAAAAGAAATGATACAATTTTTACTAATCAATGCAGGTTTTTTAAACCTAATGTTTTACATCTTTGCTATAGGATGTGGAATCTCATTTATTCTTGAGCAAATTCTTAAGTTTAGACCTCTATCTGTTGACTCAACAATGAATGAAAGGAATATGTATATCGTGCAGACTAATAGAAAATACTGTTGGAGACAGGCATGGATAACTAATGCTTTCTGGTTTCTATGTAATGTAGGATTGTATATAGTATCAAGAAATATGCAAACTACTCAGGTAGATACATTCTGGAATGGAATTTGACAAGGAATTAGAATTAGAGCATTTACTATTTGTAAGCCGTCGGTGCAGGAAATGTCTTAGGACGTTTGACCTCATCGACGGTTTTTATCATACGAGGAAAGACAGAGGACATACACCATCCGCCTATGCATATGAGTGTAAGGAATGCACAGTTAAAAGAGTTTCAAAACGTAGAAGAAAGAAAGTAAAAGAAGGAGAATATCCAGACTGGTAGTATGCTCACGTCATGTTTCCCCGCTGAAAACATCATTTTTTCTAAATACTAATAGCATCCGTATTGACCCGTTCTAGGAGTATACAAACATGGCATCAACGCAGCTTTCACCAGGTGTTGTTGTACTGGAAAGAGATCTAACTAACGTCGTTAACGCTACAGTAGATAATGTAGCATCACTCGTTGGTAGTTTTGAAAAAGGACCAGTAGAGCAAATCGTCTCGGTAACTAGTGAGAAAGAGCTTCTCGCAATATTTGGTAGACCAAGTAACTCAAACTTTGAGTATTGGTTTAGTGCAGCACAATATCTTCTTTATGGTGGCACCATGAAGATTGTCCGTGCAATGAGCAACTCACTTAAGAATGCCATTGACACAGCACAGTTTACAAACACAGTCTTCAGTGCAACTGATACAACTTTAACAGTTACATCTACAACTGATTTCGACGTCGCAGATCTACTATTGATCGACGCTGAAATTATGGCGATCGGATCTGTAACTGGTAACGACGCAGTTGTTACTCGTGCACAACTACAAACATCTGGGGTTTCACACGCAGCAGGATCACAAGTCACACTGATTGAAACATCAGGCACATCTTCTACTATTAACGAAGGTGGGACATATACGGACTCTGATACAACATTAACGGTTGCTTCTGCATCTACACTTGGTGCAGGTACAAACTCCTACATTAGGATTGATGATGAGATTCTTCAAGTTACTGGTGTTGTAGGTAATAACCTTACAGTAACTCGTGGAGCACTAAGCACAACTGCTGCTGCACACACTGACGGATCAACTGTTACACTCCTAACAGTATCAACAAACAAGACAACAATTAATGAGCAGACATCTACTGGTATCACCGCTCCATTAATTAAGAATCTAGATGCATACGAGTCAACAGTTAAAGATGCTGCTAACAACTGGAAGTGGGCAAGTAAAACTGCAGGCACACACGGTAACAGCATTAGAGTCGTAGTAACAGACTCAGGTGCTGATCAGGTGTTATACCTAGCACAACCAGGATCTGCTGAGTGGGAATTCGCATCAGGTGCGGAAGTTTCTTACTCCGCTGCTAATATCTTCGGTAAAGTCTACTCTTACACAGTTGTCATTACACTTGAAGAGAATTCAACTTTAGTTGGTAACTTCGGTGCAGGTAACTTCTATACTGGACTATCTGGTAACATCACTGGTGGTATCGTTGCATACGACAAGGAAACACAGAAACTTGAAGTAAGTATTGATAACACTGCATCAGACTACTGGGAAGTTGGCGACACAATTACTGAGTTGGCAAACAATGGTGGATCACCTGGATCTGCATCTGGCACATCAGGTAAGATTCTATCTATCTCAAGAGAATTAAGAGTATCTCTAAACAAAACATCACCTCTATTCCAAGCAAACCAAACTGTAACTGACGGAAACGCTGCTACTGTATCTGCTATCGCAGTCGCTAGTGACTATGAGTCAAGAATGTATGGTTACAACCAGAAGTGGATCAACGTTGCTCCAAGACCTGGCACATCAGCATGGGCAGATGAGCGTGGTGGATACAGAGACTTGTTACACGTCCTTATCCTTGATGGAGACGGAGCACTAACAGGCACACCTGGCTCACTACTAGAGAAATTCACAAACCTATCTAAAGCATCAGACGCTAAGTCACCACAAGGTGAGTCACTATACTACGTCGATGTTTTAATGAATCAATCCTCCTATGTTTACTGGGGATCACACGAAACCGCTAACATCTTTGATCGCTCTGGCACAGCCGACGGATCATGGGGTGGAAGCGTAGTAAACCGTGACTTTGACTTGATCAAGGCAGATGCTGCACTATACGGTGGAGATAACATCACTGGTCTTGATCCAAATAGTATTCCTGTTATCGGGACAAAGAATAACGGCACCGTCAAGTATCACCTACAAGGTGGAGTAGACGGATATACTGTTGACAGACCTTCACTTCTATCAGGTTACGACCTATTCAGCGATGCTGAAACAGAAGAAGTGGATTACGTCCTCATGGGTCCTTCCATGAGTAACATGAGCGATACAATCGCTAAGGCACAAAAGGTAATCGATATTGCAAGCACTCGTAAAGATTGCATGGCATTCATCTCACCTTATCGTGGCGATGTTATTGGAATCGCATCAGTAGGAGATATCGTTGACAAGACTGTAAGTTTCTTTGATCAACTATCATCTTCCTCATACGCAGTATTTGACAGTAACTACAAATACATCTATGACCGTTATAACGATGTCTATCGTTACATTCCATGTAATGCTGACGTTGCAGGTCTAACACTTAGCACAACTCTAAATCAGGAGCCATGGTTCTCACCTGCAGGTTTCAATAGAGGTCAACTTCGTAACGCAGTTAAACTTGCTTACTCACCTCTAAAAGATCACAGAGACAGACTATACGCTGCTAGAGTTAACCCAGTTGTTGCATTCCCTGGCGAAGGAATCGTCCTCTTCGGAGACAAGACTGCACTAGCATATCAGTCTGCATTCGACAGAATCAACGTGAGACGCCTTTTCTTAGTATTAGAAAAAGCAATCGCACAGGCTGCTAAGACACAACTCTTTGAATTGAATGATGAGTTTACTCGTCAAGGTTTCAAGAATATCGTAGAACCTTTCATGAGATCCGTACAATCACGTCGTGGTGTTACTGATTTCTTGGTTGTCTGTGATAGCACAAACAACCCTCCTGAGTCTATTGACAGAGGAGAATTCTACGCTGAGATCTTCATCAAACCTACTAGATCTATTAACTTCATTACACTTACCTTTACAGCAACAAGGACAGGAGCTAGCTTCTCTGAAGTTGCAACCTAAGTAAACCGTGCTACGACTTCGTAGTCAATTCACTAAAATAGGAGACACTTAAAATGGCAGTAAACAACGTCGAAGGGGGGCAGATTAACTCTCCTATTTTCGACTTTAGAAATAAGATAGGCGACCTTGCCCGCCCTAATCTGTTCCAAGTAGAGTTAACATTCCCTCAACTTACAGCAAATGCAAACATCGGCGGAAGCGGTGGAGCAGCAGACGCAGCAGAATCAGAAGCAGCACAAGCACCTTTCGGTGGAAACCTTGCAACACTTCTAGTTAAAGCAGCAAACATTCCCGCATCAACAGTTGGTGTAATTGAAGTTCCTTACAGAGGAAGGACAATTAAAATCGCAGGAGACAGGACATTCGAACCATGGACTGTTACTGTATTAAACGACGCTAACTTCGTGATCAGAAATCAGTTGGAGAATTGGTCAACACAGATCCAAGCACTACAACAAAACTTCCAGTCATTCGACTCACCTGCTAACTATCAAACAAATGCTATTGTCCGTCAGTATGACAGACAGTCTGAGCAAACCAGAGCATATAAGTTTGAAGGTATCTGGCCAAGTAACATCTCAGCAATCGATCTTGCATGGGATAGCAACGACACACCAGAAGAATACACAGTTGAGTTTCAGGTTCAGTACTGGACTTATGCGTCAGACGTTAACGCAGCACATCACGTTCCTAAAAACTAGTTTTTGGAAGTCGCTAAATAACTATAACCTAGTTACATTTTTGAATGGCACAATTATTTGGTTATTCTCTTGATCGCAAGAAGAAGGGCTCTTTAGCTAAGGGTCCTTCTTTCGTGCGTAAAGATAGTGAGGATGCTGCCGAACCCATTGTAGCNGGTGGTTACTTTGGTCANTATGTAGATTTTGGAGACAAAGAGTCATCCAAAGGTACAGAAATGGATCTCATTGGTAGATATCGTGAGATGTCTCTGCACCCAGAAGCGGATGCAGCAATCAATGATGTCGTAAATGAAGCGATTGCAGGTGAATTAGATGATCACCCTATTGATCTAGAGTTATCAAACCTGCAAGCAAGTGATACTCTTAAGAAAAGAATTAGAGAAGAGTTTGAAAACGTCTTATCTCTATTAGACTTTGACAGAAGAGCATACGATATTTTCCGTAGATGGTATATCGATGGTAGACTTTTCTACCATAAGATGATTAATCCTGATAAACCTTCCGAAGGTATTACAGAATTAAGGTATATCGATCCACGCAAAATTAAAAAAGTTGTCGAATTTGACAGAGGAAAGGGCGGATCAGGTTTAGCAAACGGACCTGGTGATCCGCAAGGAGAATCATTAGTACCCAAGTCACTTGAGTATTACATCTATGCTCCTAAAGGACTCCGTGGATTTGAAAACAAAGGTGTAAAGATTGCACCTGACGCTATCTGTTATGTCCACTCTGGTAAGAGGGACATGAATAGAAATATTGTTTTATCTCACCTACATAAAGCAATCAAAGCACTCAATCAACTAAGAATGATTGAGGATTCTCTGGTTATCTATCGTCTATCCAGAGCACCCGAAAGAAGAATCTTCTATATCGATGTAGGAAACTTACCTAAACAAAAAGCAGAGCAATATCTCCGCGAGGTAATGAGTCGATACAGAAACAAACTAGTGTATAACGCAGACACTGGTGAGATTCGAGACGACAAGAAATTCATGTCTATGCTAGAAGATTTCTGGTTACCAAGACGTGAAGGTGGTAGAGGCACAGAGATATCTACATTGCCAGGTGGACAAAACCTAGGTGAATTGGAAGATGTCAAGTATTTCCAGAAGAAATTATATCGTGCACTCAACGTACCTGAGTCTAGATTAGAGTCTGACTCAAGCTTCAACCTAGGAAGATCCGCTGAGATCACTAGAGACGAAGTTAAATTCCAAAAATTCATAGTCCGTCTCCGCAAGAGATTTAGTGATCTATTCAATGATCTACTAAAAACTCAGTTAGTCCTTAAAGGTGTATGCACCTTGGAAGAATGGGATGATATGAAGGAGCATATTCAATACGATTACGTTGCGGATAACTACTTCTCGGAGCTCAAAGCACAGGAAATCCTAACGGAAAGAATGGCTTTGTTACANCAAATGGATCCNTACGCAGGTAAATANTTCTCACTTGAGTATCTAAGACGTCAAATACTCCGTCAAACAGAGATGGAATTCAACGAAATAGATAAGCAAATGGATGAAGAAATGAANTCTGGACAATTAGTCTCTCCAGTACAGATGCAGCAGTTAGAATTGCAGCAAATGGAGATGGCATTACAACCCCCAGAGCCTGATCCTGCACAGCAGGGAATAGATCCCGCAGACTATGAGCAAGGAAATATATAAATAACTACATATTTTGTTATTATTATGCCTACACAAGCAGCCCTAGATATAGTTAACGCATTATTTGCAGGAAAGAAGGACGTAAGTGATTACGTTGCTACTGGAATGAAAACTACTGCTGTTGACGCAATCGATGCTAGGAAAGCAGAGGTTGGTAAGACTATTCTTACACCTGAGCCTCCTGAGGAGGAAGAGGTAGAGCAACCCGAAGCATCAACTGAAACTGAAACTGAAGTAACACCAGAGGAATCTACAGATGAAACTGATCAGGGAGGAAATTGAAACCGCTAAGGTTTTGATAACCGAAGGAAAAGACGGAAAGAAAAAACACTTCATAGAAGGTGTGTTTCTTCAAGGTGCGATCAAAAATAGAAATGGTCGTATGTATCCTGTCCCTACACTTCAGCGAGAAGTTGATAAATATAACGAATCATACATTAAAAAAGGACGTGCACTAGGAGAATTGGGTCACCCTGATGGTCCTACAATTAACTTAGACCGCGTGTCACACTTAATTACCTCATTAAAGAATGAAGGTAATAACTTTATTGGAAGAGCGAGAATCCTCGACACTCCTATGGGTAACATTGCTAAGAATCTTCTAGACGAAGGTGTAAAACTTGGCGTTTCCTCTAGAGGACTGGGGACAATCAAAGAAGAAAACGGTATGAAAGTCGTAATGGATGACTTTATGCTCGCAACTGCAGCAGATATTGTTGCCGATCCATCAGCACCCGACGCTTTTGTCGATGGTATTATGGAAGGAAAAGAATGGATTTACGCAAATGGTGCCATTCATGAGCAAACAATAGAGCAAATCCGCAAGAGAATTCATACTGCAGAGAGGTCACAAATGGAGGAAAGGAAGCTTTCCGCGTTTAATGACTACCTTCAAAGTTTCTAATATATAAATAACTATAGCAATTACCGCCCTTTGTACACTTAGGAGACAATGATGTCTAAAATTGAAGAAAAAACACTGGATGAAAACGCAGTTACTGCAAACGCCAAACCTGCGGATCCGATGCCAAAATCTGAAGCTGGCACACCTGGTCAGGGTGGATACCAAGACCTTGGTGGACCTACACCTCAGAACTCAAAACCTGATGATGAGTCTAACAAGTACAAGACAGGTGGCGGACCTACTGCTACACCTCCTGCAACTAAACCATCTGATGCAAGTGGTAAAACAGTAGACTCAATGAAGGGCGATGTCAAGGCGGGACATGAGCCTGAAGGTGACGTAATTGCTGAAGACGAAGCACAGAAAGAAGAGGAAGTAATCGAAGTAGATCTTTCTGCTGATGTGCAGGCTCTTACAGAAGGCGAAGACCTAAGTGAAGAATTCAAAGAGAAAGCAAAGACTATCTTTGAAGCAGCGGTTGTTACTCGTCTAAACGAAGAACTAGGACGTATGCATGATGAGTATGCAAAAGTCTTAGAAGAAGAAATTGAAAAAGTCAAGTCTGACCTCGCAGAGAAGGTTGACGACTACCTCTCATATTCAGTTAAAAACTGGATGGATACCAATTCCCTTGCTATTGAGCACGGTATCAAGAATGAGATGGCAGAAAACGTCCTTGACGGAATCAAAAAAGTTTTCGTGGAGAATCACATTGAGCTCCCCGAAGAAAAACTTGATTTAGTAGATGAAATGACATCTCAACTAGATCAAATGGAAACAAAACTCAACCAGTCAATCGAAGAGAATGTTACTCTTAACAAAGAGATTGGCGGCTATATTAAGAATGGGATTGTGAATGAAGCGTCTGAGGGTTTGACCCTTTCGCAACGCGAAAAACTGTCTGCTCTCGCAGAGGCTGTTGAGTTTAATGATGCTGAGAGTTACAAAAAGCAAATCCAAACACTCAGAGAGTCTTACTTCTCATCTAAGTCACCAGAAGCTGCAACTGCACCTTCCGCTGATACTGAGGTAGAGAATGTAGAACCTATCAATGAGGGAATGGACGCTTATGTAAAAGCTCTCTCCCGTTGGTCCAAATAATCAATCCACATCCTTAACGAGGTATCACACAAATGTTCAATTCTGAGCACTTGCAGGAGAAGTGGAACCCTATCCTAACTCACGGAGATCTACCAGAGATCAAAGATAGTTACAGAAAGGCAGTTACCGCAGTCCTCCTAGAGAACCAAGAAAAATTTATTAAGGAAGAAGCTGGCGTATTGACCGAAGCCGCTCCTACTATGTCTGCAGGTACTGCAGGTTTCAGTGGTAGTAGCACAGCAACAGGTCCAGTCGCAGGTTTCGACCCAGTTCTCATTTCATTGATCCGTAGATCAATGCCTAAGTTGATCGCATATGACATCGCAGGCGTTCAACCAATGACAGGTCCTACAGGACTTATCTTTGCGATGAGATCACGCTACGGCACAAACCGTACAGCAGGATCAGAAGCATTCTTCAACGAAGCAGATTCAGAGTTTTCAGCAGAAAACGCAGCATCTGACCTAGGAAGGACTGCTCAATCAGGAAGTAATCCAGGTCTTCTAAATGACTCTGGCACATACACCTTCTCAGGTGGTATGCCAACAGCTGAGTCTGAAGCATTGGGTGACGCTTCTGGTAACCAATTCGCTGAGATGAACTTCAGCATTGAGAAAGTTACTGTGACTGCGAAGTCCAGAGCACTCAAGGCAGAGTATTCTCTAGAATTGGCACAAGACCTTAAGGCAGTACACGGTTTAGACGCTGAGTCTGAATTAGCAAACATCCTCTCAACTGAGGTACTTGCTGAAATCAACCGTGAAGTTGTAAGATCTGTATACAAAGTCGCAAGACCTGGTGCACAGAATAATACAGCAACTGCAGGTGTATTTGACCTAGACGTTGACTCCAACGGTAGATGGTCAGTTGAGAAGTTTAAAGGTCTTCTATTCCAGATCGAGAGAGACATGAATGCAATCGGGCATGAAACTCGTCGTGGAAAGGGTAACATCCTCATCTGCTCAGCAGACGTGGCTAGTGCTCTATCAATGGCAGGTGTCCTAGATTACACTCCAGCTCTTGCAGGAAACAGCAACTTACTTCCAGATGACAACAGCAGCACTCTTGCTGGTACATTAAACGGTAGAATTAAGGTCTATGTTGACCCTTACTCTGCAAACGTAAGTGACAGACACTTCTACGTTGGTGGATACAAAGGATCTTCTGCATACGACGCAGGAATATTCTACTGCCCATATGTCCCACTACAGATGGTCAGAGCTGTGGGTCAGGATACATTCCAGCCAAAAATCGGGTTTAAGACTCGTTATGGCATGGTTGCTAACCCATTTGCTGAAGGCACAGACCAAGGTGGCGGAGATCTTGATGCTAACAAGAACCGTTACTACAGACGTGTGCTAGTTGACAACTTAATGTAAATTGTCAGTATATAAAGACAGGGGCACCTCTCCGAGGTGCCTTTTTTATTAGGAGATCATAAATACAGCAACTGACGAGATAGACATGGTAGCAGAGGTTACATACTACGTTATGCTCTTCCTTCTTTTAGGATTGTTTACCATCTACCTATTGCGTTTGAGTGCATAATATAGTAAGATATTAAAAACTTATCTAATATGCCCAGAAAAGATTTAGACCGACTCGATGATCTCTTAGATGACATCGAGAAGATGAAACACAAAATCACAGGAATTGAAGACGTCACGGATTCTCCGAAAGACTGGCATGATTTCTGGTACAATTCAAAGGACATCAATGATAAACAAACTAATCAGTGAGTTTCCTCGCACAGACGTTGTAGACATCGGTATGACCGAAAGAAAAATACGACAAGTATCCTATACAAAAGAGGAAGTTGATGCTTTGATAGCAGAAGCAATAGAAGAAGCACGTCGTATTGATGAGGAGTCAATGCGTAAGCATAATAGAGACGCAACGGTAATCTCTATGATCTTAGGTTTCACAGCACTAGCATTATTTGTGGATGGATTACTAAGGATGTTAGGAATCATTCCTCCATTCATGCACATCGATATAAACATTTTAGACAGGATCGTTGACGAAGTTAAAAACGATCTTGGGGAAAGGATTCTCACACCAATACAGAGGTATGGACTACGGCAGTAAGATTTTAGTAATACAATTTTTGAAAGGCATAACATACGGACTATTTGCTCACTTCATACTGAAGGTGATCTTTGATCTGTACGATATAAATAATGATGACGACGATGACGATCCCGAAGGTGGTCTCATGTCGCCTGTCTACATGGGTGCCTAATGACGACTTGGAATAAACAGATAGAAAATAGAAACTTTTTATCACCACTAGGATTTAAGATGGTGATGCCTAAGTTTCCTAAGGTAGTGTACTTTAGTCAAACTGCTGCTATTCCTGCGATCACAATTACACAACCAATGCAGTCCACAAGGTATGGACGTCAACTACCACTAGAAGGTACATTCCAATACGAAGATTTTGAAATGTCTTTCATAGTAGATGAGGATATGGAAAACTATCTGCTACTACATAACTGGTTGCGTGCTCTCGGTGTCCCCGAGAAAGCAAAAGAAAGGACAGATTTTATGGCATTTATGAAGTCTAGATTCCAATACGATGCAAAAGACTGGGATCTGATATCTGCTGACGCATCTTTGACAGTGCTCAACAGTAACTTCAATGCAAACTTCAACGTTGTATTTAAAGGATTGTTTCCAGTGTCCTTGTCAGGATTGGATTTTAATGCTACAATAGATGGCACACAGTATGCCACCGCTAATGCAACATTCAAGTATATCTTGTATGAGATACAGGGTGGCGAAAGTAACGTCCGCTCTAGCAGTTTGGAATAAATGAATTTATCAAAAATTGAAGAGATGTGGCAGAAGGACTCTGAGCTTCATAGGGAGCTGCCTGAGCTTCTTGCAAATGATTCATTAGAATCTGCTAAACTACACTCTAAGTATTTGAAATGGTTAAATCAATTTCGTCTGATGCTTTCAGAAGCAGAAAGAGATCAGAAGATGTTGAGGTTATCTAAATTCGAGTATTACTCTGGTAAGAAACCAGACGCAGAAGGAAAAATAAATCCCTTAAAGATATTGAAATCAGATCTAGGTATATACTTAGATGGTGATGCTGATTTATGTCGTGCAAACAGTAAAGTCCACTACCTTGAAACTTGTATAAGTACTTGCGAGAGGATTCTTAAATCAATAGACAACCGTGGGTTTGCTATTAAGAATGCATTTGACATAATCAAATACTATGACATACGTTAGGAAGAAAAATGAAGTATATCTCAAGGTAGAAACCGAGCAGCATATACACAAGGAGTTATCAGACTACTTTTGTTTTGATGTCCCTAACGCTAAATTCATGCCACACTATAAAAAACGTGTGTGGGATGGAAAGATTAGATTATACTCGCCAGGCACAGGTGAAATATACTGTGGACTATATGATTACCTAGAGGAATTCTTTAACAATAAAGGATATGAATACGTCGTCAAACAAGACGACCACTATGGAATACCACAGGAGGATGAAGAGTATGTCACACCTCAAAGCACAGCGGCTTTTGTTGGGTCTTTGGGTCTCCCTTTCAAGGCAAGGGACTACCAACTACGAGGCATATATCAAGCACTTAAGTCGCGTAGGAAGCTTCTACTATCCCCCACAGGATCAGGGAAATCCTTAATAATATATGCACTAGTCCGATGGTATATGCAGAAAGGACTAGAAACACTAATCATTGTGCCTACCACATCACTGGTAGAGCAGATGTATAAAGATTTTGAGATCTATGGTTGGAAAGCAAGTGCTTACTGCCATAAGATTAGAGCAGGGAAAGAGAAATATGTTGACAAACCAGTTGTAATATCTACTTGGCAGAGTATATACAAAGAAGGTAGAAATTTCTTTGACAGGTTTGATGCTGTCATAGGAGATGAGGCACACTTATATAAAGCAAAGTCATTGTCGGGTATCCTCACCAAGATGGTCGATACAAAATATCGTATTGGTCTTACAGGGACACTAGATGGGTTGCAAACCCACCAACTAGTATTAGAAGGATTGTTTGGTAGTGTAGATCAGGTCACAAAGACTAAGGATCTACAGAAGAAAGGACATCTAACACCACTAAAGGTAAATATTATACTACTAAAACATGGGTGGGTGCCGTTTGATTACTATCAACAGGAGATAGAATACCTGTGTATGCATGAGAGACGTAACAAATTTATTAGTAAATTGGCAATGGATACGGTTGGCAACACCTTAATTCTATTCAATTACGTCGAGAAACATGGTGAGCCTCTTTACGAATTGATAAATAGTTACAATTCCAACCGCCGTTTGTTTTTCATTCATGGTGGAATTGACACAGAAGATCGTGAAGAAGCGAGAAGGATCACAGAGTCACAGAAGGATGCTATAATCATTGCGAGCTATGGCACATTCTCAACTGGTATCAATATTCGCAACCTGCATAACGTTATCTTTGCTAGTCCATCCAAGTCTAGAGTCCGTAACTTACAGTCTATAGGTAGGGTGCTTAGAAAAGGTGAGAATAAATCACAGGCAACACTATATGATATCGCTGATGATTGCACGAAGGGATCATATCATAACTATACTTTCAGACATCTTATAGAAAGGATGAAGATATACGAGTCTGAAGAGTTTGATTATGAAGTCACTAAAGTAAGATTCAAAAATGATTAATTACATTCAACACGAAAAAGAATTCTATGGAGTAGTCAAACTAGTCTCTGGTGACGAGGTTTTAGGACCTATGATCGCTACTGAGGACAAGGGAGATACTCTTCTTTTTGTGTCTAATCCTGCCAAACCACATGCAAACCCTGTATCAGATGGTAAGCATCAAGGTCTTGCTATTGGATTTACCAAATGGATGATGTTTAGTGAAGAAGATTTCTATCTCATCAGAGAACCTGATGTTATATGTGTCGCTCCTATGAGTGAGGACTCCATTGCCATGTATCGTATGTGGTTACGACGAGAATATGGAAGTCCTAAAGATGATTACACTGCACCAATGAATCAATCCATGGGTCTCATTGGTAAAGTTGATGACTTCCGTAAGAAGCTAGAGAAGGAGTGGCGTAACAAAGGTTGACGTAACGATATAACTGTTGTATACTTAAGTCATTCGGAAGCAATAAATGCCACGGAAAGCGAAAAAACAACACTATGTAGATAATAAAAAGTTTCTCGACGAGCTCGTGGTATACCGCAAGGATGTCAAGCACGCTGCAGAATTTGATCTACCCAAACCAAGAATCCCAAACTATATTGGAGAGTGCTTCTTAAAGATTGCTACTCACCTATCATATCGTCCTAACTTTATTAACTACATGTATAAGGATGACATGATCTGCGATGGGATAGAGAATTGTGTACAGTATATTGATAACTTTGACCCTGCAAAATCTACTAATCCATTTGCATATTTTACCCAGATAGTGTATTATGCATTTCTACGTCGTATTGCTAAGGAAAAACGTCAGATGGATATCAAAGATAAACTGATTGAGAAGAGTGGATACGATGAAGTATTTTCTACAGACAATAAAGATGACCATGCCCAGATGAATTCCATCAAGAGCAGAATTGAAACAACTATGAGAGGATAATACATGAATGTATTGGTTATAACTGACCAACACTTTGGAGTTCGTAATGACAGTCTGATATTCCTAGAAAGATACAGGCAATTCTATTCTCAAATTGTTATACCAACCATTGATAAGATGGGAATCACTGAGGTATTATGTCTAGGTGATACATTTGATAAAAGAAAGACTATAAACTTCAATAGTCTAGACGCTGCTAAAGAAATGTGGTTTGACCCACTTCGTGATCGTGGTGTTACTATGAATATGTTGATTGGTAATCATGATATCTACTTTAAGAATACTCTTAAGGTAAATGCACCTGAGTTATTGCTACAAGACTATGGTAACATTAATATTATTGACGTACCTGGAGACTATTCTATTGGTGGGAGGGATATGTGCTGTATTCCTTGGGTCTGTGATGAGAGCAGAGATACCACACGAGATGCAATCGAGACTAGTGCTGCAGATATCTGTGTGGGGCATCTCGAGCTTAGTGGTTTTGAGGCTATACCTGGAATTGTTATGTCTCATGGGGATGACTCAGCACCCTACGATAAATTCGATATGGTCTTATCAGGACACTATCATCTAAAGAGTAAGAAAAAGAATATTCAATACCTCGGTAATCCGAATCAACTCTACTGGAATGATTACGGTCAGAAAAAAGGGTTTCATATACTAAATACAGATGATCTTAGACTTTCGTTTACTCATAATCCATACGAAGTGTTTCATAAGATCTTCTATTCAGAAACAACTATAGATGATATCAAGGGTCTTGACTTTACTAACACCTACGTTAAACTGATAGTTGACGACAAGACCGACCAAGCAAAGTTTGACCAGACTATTCGCTACATCCAATGTGCAGGTGTAGCAGATCTGAAAATTATAGAAGATAACACCTATATTCTGGAAGATGCAACTGACGTAGAGGTAGAGGATACACTTACTATCCTTGAGACCTGTGTCCAAGAGTTGCCACACAAGGAAGAAATTTTTGCTATCCTTAAGAATCTATACATGGAATCAGTAGAAGTATGATGTATGTCTTAGTCGAATCAGAAACTGGCGGTGTGTATGCTGTGAAGGACGACAAGTCCCACGAGCGTATCGTACAGATCTTTTCGCTTAAAGACGATGCTGAAAGGTATCACATGATGCTAGACAATATTGATTTTCCTAGAGATCTAGAGGTAGCAGAGGTACAACGTAAAGATGTTATATCAAACTGTAGACAACATGGATACAGGTATGCTATCATAACACCAAACGATTTCGTTATTCCTCCACCTTCAGTCATAGACTAATGCCTTTATTTTTAATCGTCTTAGGTGCATCATCTATTGGTGCCACCATTGCACTTTATATCCTTCGTAAATACGACGACCCTAATACATGATTGTTTTTGAAAAAGTGAAGTGGAAAAATTTCCTATCAACAGGAAATGGATTCACATATTTAGATCTTGAAAGATATAAATCTACAGTTGTCTTTGGAGAGAATGGTGCAGGAAAATCAACAATGCTTGATGCCTTGTGCTTTGTATTGTTTAATAAACCCTTCAGAAAGATTACCAGATCGCAGTTAGTTAACACGATCAATGAGAGGGATACTATAGTTGAGTGTGAATTTAGAGTAGGGCAGTCAAGTTATAAAGTAGTAAGGGGGATCAAACCTAATGTCTTTGAGATACATCGTAACGGCACACTTATTGACCAGTCTGCAGCAAATAACGACTACCAAAAATATCTTGAGCAAAAGATACTCAAATTCAATTACAAATCTTTCACACAGATTTCTATTCTTGGTAGTAGCACTTTCGTGCCATTTATGCAACTCAATGCTCCTAATAGAAGAGAGGTTATCGAAGACCTCCTCGACATCAAAGTATTTTCACGCATGAATTTATTGCTCAAGGATCGCTTGAGAGACCTTAATAATGAGGTAAAAGAGTGTGAGCACACAGTCACACTACATCAAAAGACTTTTGACATGCAAACTGCAACCGTGCAACGCATGGAGGGTATGGTTAAGGATCAACAAAATGATCTTACATCACAATTACTAGCATTAAAAGAAGAAAACTTTGCTGTTGAGACTAATCTAGCAAATGCAGAGACCGAATTGCGTGACTTGACTGACCAACTTGCTACCTCTGCATCCTCACAGGCACAGTATAGTAAGATGAGAGAGTATATTACGTCAGTAAAAGCAAAAGTCAACAGAAATTTATCTGATATTGACTTCTTTATGAAGAATGATACCTGTCCTACCTGCACACAGTCTATTGATACAGACATAAAGGTGTCCAGAGTAGAAGAGTTTACCAAAAAAGATGAGGATTATCAGGCAAAACTCAAAGAGATGGAGATTGTCTTAGATAAACTTGACAAGAAGGTCAAGGAAGACAGCAAAATGGCAGAAAAATACCAAACATTGAAGGGAGATATCAAAGGATATAACAAAGAGAAGAAAACTATTGCTGCTAGACTCAATGCAATCAAGGGAAAGAAGACTACAAACAAAGATTTAGAGTCTGAGAAGAAACAATTATCAGTTTATAAGGAAGAATTAGATAAAAAGGTAGCAGAATGTGCAGATGTGAATACTCAGCAGTCACATCACAAAGTGGTCAGCACCTTGTTGCGTGATAATGGTATTAAGAGTAAGATAATTAAGAAGTTTATCCCTATTATTAACACTCACATTAATAAATACCTACAAGATATGGATTTCTACGTCAATTTTACCCTTGACGAGGAGTTTAATGAGGTAATTAAGAGTAGACATAGAGATATTTTCTCCTACGCATCATTTTCTGAGGGAGAAAAACAAAAAATTGACTTAGCACTCTTGTTTACATGGAGAGACATTGCTAGAATGAAAAATTCTGCAGCAACTAATCTTCTATTACTTGATGAAGTATTTGACTCTAGTCTAGATACCAACGCAACAACAGATCTTCTTAAGATCCTGCGTAAAATGACTGACAAATCAAACATTTATGTGATATCTCACAAAATGATTGACACATTGTTAGATGCATTTGAATCTAGTCTTGAATTTGTTAAAGAAAACGATTTCTCATCCGTGAGGTATTCAGACCGTGACAACCCCTAACTGGCAACACCATTCAAAGAAAGAAAAGAAGCGACACTTGAAACCACAAGCATTGCGTCAAGCAAGGAAACGTCGTGGACAGTTGATAAAGTGTCTACAGCACCGCCCCAAGAGGCGGTTTTCTATTATAATGTGTATATACGATACAACACAGCATGTCACAACAAGAAATTAAAGGAGCACTCGCTAAACTACTAGCAACAGAAAACCTAACTGTTGAGCATTGCAAGTGCGAGACAGCATCTTTCGATGTCAAGAATAGAATCCTCTCATTGCCCCTCTGGATCGCTTCAGAGAGCGTCTATGATATGTTAGTGGGTCATGAAGTAGGTCATGCTCTATATACACCTGCTGAAGAGTGGACAGATATGCTTAATGTGCCTCAGTCTTACGTCAATATCCTAGAAGATGTGCGTATCGAGAAAGCAATGAAAGAAAAGTTTCCAGGTCTTCGTAAAGATTTCTTCCAAGGTTACAAAGAGTTGAATGAGAAAGACTTCTTCGGTATCGAAATTCTTGACTTAGAGAAACTAAAACTAATTGACCGCATCAATCTACATTACAAGGTAGGTATCGTTGATCATACTAAACCAATTCCATTCTTTTCAGATGAAGAAAACGAGTGGGTTGCACTAGCAGACAAGTGTGAGACATTTGACGATGTAACTGACCTTGCACGTCGTATCTTTGAGTGGCAAGGTGAGCAAAACGAAAAGCAAGAAGATATTGACAATGCACCTTCTACTGAAGATGAAGGTTTCAGTGGTAAGCAAATGGATCAAATGAAGACTGAGGTAGGAGACAAAGAAGAGGAAGAAGGTCAAGCAGACGTGCCAAATACAATGAATCAAAGAGGTGAGTCTGATAGAGAAGAGAGTGATGAGTTTGATGACATGCCTGATCAATCTAATGAAGGTGGTTTTGAATACAACGACGGTGTTACAGATAAAAACTTTGCTGACAATCTTAAAGACATTGCAGACACAAACGACTACAACAATCCAACATACTGTGATGTGCCAGATGTAAATCTTAATCACTTAATCGTAAAACCAGAAGTATGGTTGAAAAATCTTAACGAATTCTGGAATAATGACGTATACTCTAACCCTGATCACAAAGACTACGTTGGCATTGACTTCTCTAAGGTTGACGCAAAGTATTCAGCATTCAAGAAGAAGTCTAACCAAGAAGTAAACTACATGGTTAAAGAGTTTGAGTGTAAAAAAGCAGCAACTGCATATGCTAGAGCATCTATTTCTAAGACTGGTGTCCTAGATACTACTAAACTCTTCCAATACAAATACAATGATGATATCTTCAAGAAGATTACATCAACACCTGATGGTAAAAGTCATGGTCTTATCTTCTTACTTGACTGGTCAGGATCTATGTGCTCTCAACTACAGCAGACCATCAAGCAACTTCTTTCTCTTGCACAATTCTGTCGTAAAGTAAAGATTCCATTCGTTGTATATTCATTCAGCGATTCATACTGGGAGTATCGTGACGATGAAGCACCTTACAGAAGTCGTGACACTGACTATGCAGCATACAAGAATGCTCCTAAGGCAGGTGAGTTTTCTATCTACACTCAACTACGTCTAATTCAACTACTTGATAGTGATGCAAACAAGGCAGCATTTGATGAGCAGGCACACATGCTATTCAGACTAGGTGCTCACTTTGAAAACAGATACGATCATTGGGGTTACAACTATCCTATTCCTCCTAACATGAATCTAGGTGGCACTCCACTCAATGACTCTCTAGTTTGCCTAAAGACTATCATCCCTACATTCAAAGCAAAGTATGGTGTAGAAAAATTACATGTTGTTACACTTACTGACGGCGAATCAAATACAATCGGTGTCCTACAGCAACCACGTTACGACTATGACACAGGTTTATACAGAGGAGGAGTCCATGGAGCAGCAGTTGTCAGAGACAGAAAATTAGGTTATCATAGTAAAGCATCTAGAGATTCACATTCTGGTATGACTACTATCCTTCTTTCATATCTCAAGAATAGATTCCCTGAGTCTAACTTCATAGGTTTCCGTGTTATCTCAGGTCAAGATTGTGGTCACTTCCTAAAGTGGAATGTATCAACTAATCAAGAGATTGACTATGATGCTAAAATGAAACAGTGGAGAAAAGACAAGTCACTATGTCTTCGCAACACAAACGGATACCAAGAGTTGTTTCTTCTCAACCAAAAGACTATGAATGTCGAGACAGAGTTTGAGGTCAAGCAAGATGCTACTAACGCACAGATCAGGACTGCATTCAAGAAGTCACTCGGTGCTAAAGCAAACAACAAAAAAGTCCTAACCAACTTCATCACACAAATTGCATGAATATCTTCGCAGTTAACAACGACCCTTATCTGTCAGCATACCAGTTGCCAGATAAGCATGTTGTTAAGATGCCCCTAGAAACATGTCAAATGCTCAGCATTGTATATTCTGACTGGTATCACAGTATCGGTCAGATTTTCAAGTCTGATGGCACACCATATAAAACAGAGAAGGGTGCCTTCCGTAATCATCCATGCACCAAGTGGGTAGCAGAGTCTAATCACAATATTGCATGGTTGATTGAGCATGGTATTGCACTTTGTGAAGAGTATACTTATAGATATGATAAGAAACATGGATGTGAAGATAGTATAAGATTTGCTGCAGCAATAGCACCCGAAGGTTGTAGTGCTAGACACACACCATTCGCTCGTGCTATGCCAGACAAGTGGAAGTTTGACTATGATATCCCTACCACACTTGCGTATAGACGCTATGTTGCTAGTAAACCATGGGCAGAAGATAATTACCTTCGTAAACCAGAGCGTAGACCAGTTTGGATAGTGTCCACTAACAGTGGCATTGCAGATTTTATTCTTGTATAATATTCATATAGACACAAACAAATACGATTATGCCTTTCGAGCCAGTCCCAGTTACTACAGAAGATTTCAAAGCATATCTTTCTGACAAGCACGGTAACGACATCACATTCCAAAATTTAGTTGAAGCATCAGATCACTTCAACTGCTCCGTAGCAACGGTCAAGAAAAGACTTAAGCAATACAAAAAAGGTATTGGTAAGTGGGATCTCTCAATTACTGAGCAACTTGAGAAGGCACTCGCAGCATCACCTCTAACTGCAACAGTTAAAGAAAGATTGATTCCAACTAAAGACGACAACTTTGTGCCCTTCGGTAACTTCTCTGATCTTAAGAAGATCATCAAGTCCAAGGTATTCTATCCTGCATTCATCACAGGTCTATCAGGTAACGGTAAGACCATGAGTGTAGAGCAGGCATGTGCTCAGTTGAATCGTGAAGTGATTCGTGTTAATATTACTATTGAGACTGATGAAGATGATTTGATCGGTGGATTCAGACTTGTCGATGGCAACACTGTGTGGCATAATGGTCCTGTAGTCGAAGCACTCGAGCGTGGTGCAATCCTTCTTCTTGATGAGATTGACCTTGCATCTAACAAAATCCTTTGTCTTCAGTCTATACTAGAAGGTAAAGGTGTCTTCCTCAAGAAGATCGGTAGATATGTATTACCTGCTAAAGGTTTTACAGTTATCGCTACTGCTAACACAAAAGGTAAGGGTAGTGATGATGGTCGTTTTATCGGCACTAATGTCCTCAACGAAGCATTCCTTGAGAGATTCCCATTGACATTCGAGCAAGAGTATCCTACTCCTGCTATCGAGACTAAGATGCTAAACAACTACTGCAAAGAGTTGGATGCATGTGATGACAAATACATCGCTAACTTAGTTACATGGGCAGACATGATTCGTAGGACATTCAAAGAAGGTGGTGTTGACGAAGTTATCTCAACTCGTCGTCTTGTGCACATCATTCGTGCATATGCTATCTTCAGCGATCGTGCTAAAGCAATCAAAGTTTGTCTAAACAGATTCGATGATGAGACAAAACAGTCATTCATGGATTTATATGATAAGATTGATGGTGAGGTAGACATGTCTAACGTAGCACAACTATTTTCCTAATGGCATTCAAATATAATGAAGACGGCATCTTGCAAGAGGTGTCGTCTTACATTGCGACAACATACAAACAACATTATTCCTCAGGTGATGTTGGTGAAGGTATTCAAACACTCGACTTGATTGAAGCAGTCGGTGATGCTGAGGCATTCTGCAGGTCAAATGCTATTAAGTATTTGTCACGCTATGATAAAAAGGGCACCGCAAGGGTTGACATTATGAAGGCAATGCATTATTGTATACTTCTAATGTGTTTTAACGACCGCACTAGCGTACGCATGCAAAACAAAATTGATCAACAACATTATGAATGAAGCACAAGAGATCCGTCTCTCCAAAAAGACTATTGGTTTCCTAAAGAATTTTAGTGAGATTAATAAGTCTATTGTAATTAAAGCAGTGGATAAAACTCTTGCAACAATGGCGGTTAATAAGAATATTCTTGCATTTTCTTCTTGCTCAGAAGAGTTTCCAGAGGATATTCCCATCTATGATCTTCCATTATTTGTGAAGACTTGCTCTATGTTTGAGCAACCACATCTAGTATTTCTAGGAAAGAATAAAGTCTATATTGCAGACAAAGCAACCAAGGGTAAAGCGACTTATATGAAGTCTGACCCTGATATCATCGTGCAACCTCCAAAAACTTACGACCCTAATCTTCCTGAGAAGGTTGTAAACTTTGAGTTGACTATGAAGAATCTAAAACTTCTTCGTGAAGCAGCATACAACTTTGGTGTGACTGATTTCTGTGTCAATTCTTTTGCAGGTGAGTTATCTATTTCTGTTAGAGATAAAAAGACAGAATCTAGTCATGTATTCTCAGTCCCTGTAGACAAAGTTATCTGGGAAGCAGACTTCTGGGGCACTACACCTACTCATGAGCGTAACTTCTGTTACTGCCTTAAGATGGAAAACCTTAAGATTCTTGATGGCACATATCATGTGTGTATTTCAGACAAGAATGTAATTAATTTCAACTCTTTATCTGAGTCATCACTTAATTACTTCATCGCTCTGGAGCCTAATCAAGACTAATGAGTAAACTGTTTCTTTGGGTTGAAAAGTATCGTCCAAGGACAGTTTCTGATTGCATCCTAACAGATGTCAACCAAGCAGTTTTCCAAGGATATGTAGATAACGGAGAGATCCCTAATCTACTTTTGCCTGGCACTGCAGGTATCGGTAAAACTACCCTTGCCAAGGCACTGTGTGAAGAAATTGGTGCTGACTANTATCTAATCAATGGATCTGATGAAGGTCGTTACTTAGATACNGTCCGCACAAANTGTAAGTCCTTTGCATCATCCTCGTCTCTTGTGGGAGGTAAACACAAGGTCGTAATTATTGATGAGGCAGACAATTCTACACCCGATGTGCAGTTACTATTGCGTGCTGTCATCGAGGAGTTTCAGAATAACTGTCGTTTTATTTTCACATGTAACTATATCAACAAGATCATTGACCCTATCAAGAGTCGATGCTCTGTTGTAGATATGTCTACTAAGGGAAAGAATCGTGCCATCCTCGCTTCTAATTTTCATAAGCGATGCATGGAGATTCTTACTAAAGAAAATATAGAATACGATGCAAAAGTATTAGCAGAGGTAGTCGGTAAGTATTTCCCTGACTTTCGTCGCACTCTTAATGAGTTGCAGGCATATTCCTCTACAGGTAAGATCGATGTTGGTATCTTAGGAAGGTCTAACAGTCAAAACATTGACAAGTTAATTAGTTTCCTAAAGAATAAAGAGTTTACCAACATGCGTAAGTGGGTTGTCACTAATATGGACAACGATTATAAGGTATTGTTTCGTGCTATATACGATAAATTGTATGATTATCTCCAACCTCAATCAATACCTGAGGCGGTGCTCATCATAGGTGAGTATCAATACAAGGCAGCATTCGTTGCTGACATGGAGATCAACTCTGTTGCTTTTTTAACTGAAATTATGATGAGGTGTGAATTCAAATGATTAAAACCAAATACATTTACGAACATAAGATTCATAAAAAGACCCATGTGTCAGGTAATAAGAAATTTCCATTAGGTCGTAAAGAAATGCCAGAATTTTTTCAAAAAAGTGGTATTAAACTTCATGTAGATATGGAGAATGATTATTTTTATACTTGGGAATATGCGGGTAAAGAATGCTCTTGGTATGAATTCGTACGTAAGGAAGAGGTAGATGTTAAACCAACTGTAACTAAACTTCCAATGGATAACAAATATGAAAATGGTTTTAATTGGAAGAATGCACATCTTAAGAGAGCTAACTCTAGACTTAGGAAAAAGAAATGATTACTCCAAGGACACCTAGAAGATGGAAATCATCTAAAAGAGTTTTAATTTTCCTAGCAGTTACAGGTCTGGCAAGGGTATTGATCTTTGCTGTGCCTGTAGTTGGTGTTTGGTTTGGTGTAACTCAGACAGAGGAGGTGCGTAATGAAAACTGACTACACAGAGAAACTTTGGTTTCCTGTTAGAGTGTGGGAGTTTACAAGTCCTAAGTCTCTCTGGAAAAAAACTTTTGAATTAGCAGAAAAAGAAGAATATAGGAGATATAATACAGATGGTGGAGTAGGCACTTCACATCCACACCTTGAGCAACGTCCCGAGTGGAATGAGTTGAAGGTGTGGTTAGAATTATGTGCCAATAAAATCCTAAAAGATAACAAATTCCTTGCTGATAGGATGGAAATTACATCAATGTGGTGTAACAGATCTGATGCTCAGACTGGTCATTACCATACTCCACATAGACATCCCATGTCTTATTGGAGTAGTATCTACTACATCACAAAAGCAACTCCTACTACGTTTGTAGACCCTATTGCACAGAGAGAATGGGCACAGTTGCATTTAGATGGAGGTCCTTATGAAGAGACTAGACATAATTTCTGTCCAGAGCCAGGCACCTTAATAATTTTTCCTGCCTACCTAGTGCATGGGTCTCAACCTAACGTAAGAATGGTTAATAGATTCACACTTGCTGCTAACTTCTTCCCTTTTGGAAATCAAAATATAGGTGGATGGGATATGCCTATGATGAATCTAGAAAAGAAGGATGTTAAATGAAAATCAACAAATTATTCCCAGTTATTGTCCCAGAATTTACCTATGAAGAAGATCTTGAAGAAATTAAAGAGTCTCTTAGATCCGAGAGAAGAGAGCAGTTTAATTTTCCAGAGGGAGTTGAGACGACGTGTGGCAACCTTCACAAAAATGAGAGATTCCACTCGCTCGTAGAGTGGTTTAAAGAATGTCTAGAAGAATATAAAATGACATTTGCTCTACAATGTGATAGACTAGACATATCACTCATGTGGGGCAACATTGCACCTGCAGGATCAGGGGTAGGACACCCACGACACAGACATAATATGTCATTAGTCTCAGGAGTTTTCTATCTTACAGGTGGAGTAGCAACTGTATTCCATGATCCAGTATATCCTCGCACAATGGACTGTATGGAGGTCATATCTGACAATTTTAAAGTCCGTGGAGGTCCTATAGAAAAGATCGCAGCAGAAGAGGGTAAACTTATTCTGTTTCCTTCATGGTTAGTCCATGAAAGCGATCGCCATTTCTTTGATTATGATAGGATGACCATTAGTTTTAATGCGTTTCCTGCAGGAAATATAAATCCTGGTCCTTTTGACTATCCAATGGCAAACATTGAAGTATTATGAGATACATTAAGACACCGCTCAGATATCCTGGCGGTAAATCCAGAGCAGCAGAAAGACTACTCAAACTAGCACCACCATGTAAGGAGTTTAGAGAGCCATTTCTGGGTGGTGGTAGCGTTGCACTACGATTTACACAAGATAATCCTACTGCAGATGTATGGGTGAATGACCTGTATGGACACCTCTATAATTTCTGGAAGGTATTGCAGTCAGACTATAAGAATTTGTCTGATTCACTCATAGAATACAAGAATTCACACAATGATGAGGTCTTGGCAAAAGAATTGTTTAACACTGCCAAGGAGTCTATCGCTGACGCTGAATCATTCGAGGCAGCATGTTACTTTTGGATCTTAAATAAGTGTAGTTATAGTGGTTTGACAGAAAATTCGTCGTTTTCTAAGACTGCATCCAAGCAAAATTTTACAGTCAGTGGAGCACAAAATCTGAAGTCAGTAGGTGCACTCATAGGTCACTGGACTATCACCAATTATGACTATTCAGAGGTCATGAATGACGATCATGACCACAGAGGTGACGTATTTGTATTTCTAGATCCTCCATACAAAATCAAGTCATACTTGTATGGCACAAACGCTGAGTTACACAAGGATTTTGACCATAAAATCTTCTATGATAACTGTCAAGTGTGTCCACACAAGTGGATGATCACATATAATATTGATGATGAGATAGAAGAGTGGTATGATAACTATAAGCAAGAGTATTTTCAACTAACATACGGTATGAAACATAGAGGTAGTAAGAATCGTAACCAACAAGAGTTATTAATCAAGAATTACGAGGCAAAAGTCGCCAATCCTCTAGAGGTAATGTATGCAGGATGAACTAGCACAACTGATTAGGCAACAACTTATATCTCTACCTCATCTAGAGGTTGTAGAGAGTGATCATAAGTTAATTGAGCATGAAAAAGTCACTATTCACAATGAAATGTGGAAGTGTAAAGGTCTCAGAAAAATACATCTCGAGAGAGCAACACTAGAAGACAGGTTAAAGATAGTCCATTGTGTTTTTTACCCAGATCCTGAGTATAGAATACCTATTTTTGGGTGTGATATCATAGAAACACCAAAGCAAGTCACTGCTGCTATCGTTGATATTTCTCCTGTGCATGGTGTTAGTTTTGACTATCAACTTGCCCCAATATGTGACAGATATCACTTCACAAACGATAGAATTCTACCTCAATGGGCAGAAGAAGTCTTCTCACCTTACTGTAAATTTGCTAGGTTAAATGATGATCAGGACAAGAGAATTTATCTTGATGTAACTAGAGAATATCTACGAGAATTCGTCAAATATGTTAGAATAGCAGAGAAAGATTACAAACATAAGGACTGGATATCTATCATGAAAAGAATAGACGATCAGTCTTGGTATTGCACATCACAGAGGAAGAATAAGAAGACAAAAGCAGTGTTAACGCAGTGGTTTGACGAGGAATGGGCAGACAATTATATCAACAACGTATTATTTGACAAACCTTTTATTAATTATGGCACAAGATTACAATCCGTTTGACTATGTTAACTCTATAAACTTAAAAACTGCAGATTACACCAGTGATGAGGGGTATATGAGGCATTATCCTGCATTCATGGTCAACAAGGCACTGTCATATTTTATCGACACCATCATGCACTCCAATGAGATGAATAGATTGGGTGCAAGTCTAGACAAGGACATGCAATATAACTTTTTTATACATAGTGTTAGGAAATCTAAGAGGTTTTCTCCTTGGGCAAAGAAGTCTACCAACCCCGATCTAGACATAGTAAAACAATACTATAACTACTCCACAGAGAAGGCAGAGCAGGCACTAAAACTACTCAGTAAGGAAGAAATCCAAGTAATTAGGTCTAAATTATCCGTTGGAGGAATTAAATGAGTGACGAGATCAACTGGTCTCCTAGCATGATGGTTGAGGTTACATTAAAAGAACCAGATGACTTCCTAAAGGTTAGAGAAACCCTTACCAGAATCGGTGTAGCGTCCAGAAAAGAGAAGAAGCTATATCAATCGTGTCATATCCTACACAAGAAGGGTAAATACTACATCGTACACTTCAAAGAGTTGTTTGCTCTTGACGGTAAACCGTCTAACATGACAACTAACGATGCTCAACGTAGAAATAGAATCGCTAGACTATTATCTGACTGGGGTCTCATAATTGTGGCATCACCTGTAGCAGATACAGACTTGGCACCGTTAAATCAGATCAAAGTCCTGTCATATAAAGACAAAGGCGAATGGAATTTAGAGAGTAAATATAATATCGGAAAGAAAAAACAACCTGTAGAAACTGTTAGTAAATAAACACCTATATAATAATAGTGTAGGCATATACCATGGCAGAAGTAAAAGAAAAACCAAAAGGTCCTATAGGTAAACTTAAAGAAGTAGCTGAAGATAAAGAAGAGCAACTTCAATACCTAGCAACACTCATAAGAGTGATAGTCCTCGTGTGGTCAGCAGGAATTTTGACTTTAAACTACGTTAAAATACCAGGCTACGAGAGAGGAGAGAGGATTGATCCAACTTTCATAGCTTCGGTCTTCACAGGTACTTTAGCTACTTTCGGCGTCGCTGCGGGAGGTAAGAAAAAGAAAGATGAAGGTGGTGGTAGTGCCAATATATCTAAAAAAGATATGGAGTTTCTTATTGCTAAGGCATCAGAGACTGCACCTGCTCAAACTATCAGGATTGAATCTGGTCCTGTAAAAATTGTCCCAGACACTAAGTAATCATGCAAAAAATTATTAACGGAATCGCTATTTTCTCAGGTGTAGTAGCACTTGGAGTAGTTGGTCTCGGTGGATATGTATTCATTAGAAAGGATGCAATCATTGAAGACGTTAAATCAAAAATTACAGAGGCAGCACTAGGATCTGTTACTGGATCTCTACCAGACATGCTTCCTGATGCAACTGGTCCTGCGATCCCTGATTTTGGTGGCACAGGAATGCCTAAATTCTAGGAGGTTATCATGCTCACTAATAAGTGGAAGTGGATATCATTTGGTGTGGTAGGCAGTCTATTCGCTGTCTCACATCTTGGTATGATAGGATATATTGCTACAAGAGAAAAAGAAGCACCTCTACCATCAGTGGATTTACCTGTAGGTCCTTACACATCATATAAAGTGAGTGTATCAGACGAGGGATATGCTATTTCATATTCAGCAAACGATCCAAAGACAGCATTCATCACTAAGGACATCAAAGAGAAAGGTGGATTCTTAGGACTTGCAACTGAGTCGAAAATAATTACAGAAGAATACTTCATGGATGGTAAGATTAACCAAGGTGGTGCAGTCTCTAATACTAGGTCTTGGATAGATAATCCACCTGGTTTGACCATGGGACAGGCAGCAGAGTTGGGTGCACTCAGACAATCAGAAGAATGTATCAAGGCAATAGGAAGTGCAGAAGGCACAGGTAGATTGGTTGGCACATCGATTGGTGCTAGTGCTGCTCCTGCTGTTAGTGGTATCCCCTTTATTGGTTGGGTAGCTGCAGGATGGGTAGCAATGTTTGGTGGTAATCAAGGTGCAGAGATAGGTGGAAATATGGC